AAATTAATACAATGTATAAATATATCACAGACAATTTTTTGTCGTTTGCCAGAGGTTGGGCAAAAACATGCAGACTAGACAAGGGACAGGAGACGAGATCACACTACAATATGGAAGATAAATGCTGAGGAAAGACAGTCACATTACCACACATCTCAGCCTGAGACGAACAACGACACTAACACACCCTAATATCCTGTGACTTCCTGTCACAGAGAATCAATGAATAAAATTAATACAATGTATAAATATATCACAGACAATTTTTTGTCGTTTGCCAGAGGTTGGGCAAAAACATGCAGACTAGACAAGGGACAGGAGACGAGATCACACTACAATATGGAAGATAAATGCTGAGGAAAGACAGTCACATTACCACACATCTCAGCCTGAGACGAACAAGGACTACTACACACTAACATATCAACATATAAACATGTAAATACATAAAAGAAGAAGAAAATCTAAAAACACACATAAATGGACGCAGATAGGCTGTCCTGGCCTATCTGTTACAAGAGGCCTGTTATGAGGCCGCGAGTCCGGAGGCAGACTCCAAGGCCGCGACGAGGCTGTCTACCGCCGCCTGGTTGACCTCATTCGGCGCAATGGCACCGGGCTGGAACTCCTCCACCATCTGCTGCAGGACAGCCTTATGCTCCGGGTTGTTGTTCCACCCCTGGTATCGGGCCAGTGGAGCATGCTCAGGTCCTCCGTAGCGCACGAGAAGCTCTTTGCAGAGCCAGGACAAACTCCGATACAAAGTTCCTTTAACAACACCGAGTTCTCGGCGGAACCCATAGTAGGAGTCGTCCCCGACTTCCCGGGCTGCGGCGGCCGCGTTTTGGAAGTCGGTGGCTAGCAGTCGAGCTGCTCGGCCCCACGGGAAGGTTGGGAATTTGGACCTTGCGCGCTTGATGGTGGTAAGCGCGGTTAGACCTGTTCCGACTGCCTGGTCGAGCGTGATCTTCATACGCAAGCTGATATCGGAGACCATCCGGCTGAGGTGCGGGAACAGCTCTTTGATCTTCTCGTCAGGCACTCGACTCCCGATGGTCTTGTAGGTGAGCCGAATGCTGGCGGTGTCCAGGTCAAGAGTGATGCCGAGGGTGTCATTCAGCTCCTCTGTGACCCGGTTGAGCTTGTCCACCGTGATGGTGCCTCGTTTTGCCATGCTGATGAAGAATGTGGCGAACACTCGTGGAGGCGTCTGGATGGTGCGAGGCGCCTCGAGTGTCATCAGCTGCGCCATGATGACTTGGTAGGCCTCCAGGTTGTACGCGGCGGTGGCCACAACGCTTCCGACATCCAGGTTTCGCAGCTCTGCTCTTGTTGCAGGGAGGAAGGCCAGGTTGCGCCAGGTCCCGTTGGGCCCGCGCAGCTCGTCGTACTCGGTGTCAGTGAGTCGGACGAAGGTGGTCTTTCCTGTGCCAACCCAGTGCTTCAAGAACAACAACAGAGCTTTCTTGGCGCGAAGCTCTGCCTCTTGAGGCAAGAGGTGCTCCAGAAAACCTGCCAGAGCATTAGCAACCACCAGAGCATCCACAGCGTGCAGATGATCTGATGACTGGATGTGCCGGAAGTTGTGGACATCACCGGCACAGAGCACGGCAAGGTAAGACAGGTAGCTGCGGTGACTTGTCACAGGCAGGTACTGCCCTGCGTTCCTCGCAAACAGGCCATCCAACAGAGTGCGAGCATCAAAGGCATTCTGTAGCACTCTCCGGTAGCATGCGTGGCCCACCAAGCTCAGGTCTGCGGCCTGGCCTTCAGGGACTAGCTCACCGGGCGCTTGGAACGCACCTCGTTGCTGCTGCTGTGCCATCGCTGGCCGGATGACCGGTTCTGCTGCGGGGGCTGGTGGAGCAGGTGCTGCAACTGCGACGGGAACCGCTGGCTGTCGTCGATCGGGCCGCGGCGGAGGTGGTGGGGCTGCAACCGCTTGGGGGGCCTCGGGTGCTGGTGGCTGGGCTGGTCCTGCGGCTTGATCACCTTCCTGTTGTGCAAACAGAGCTTGCACACCGCCTTCTATCCCTCCCTCCAGGTCTAGGCTTAGCTCGAGAAGCCTGGCGAGGTGCTGTACAAGCGCAGGATCTTCCACAGGATCCTGATCACCCTGACCTTCCTCGGCTAAGAGACCAGCCGGGTCTGGTTCAGGAGAGGATCGGGGGGTCAGATAGGGTGACTCAGGTGGGGATCCTGGAGTGGCAACCTCTCGCGGGCTGTGTCTCAGATAGCCGGAAGGACCTGGCTGTGGCTCAGGGGAGGAGACACGACGAGCGGGTGGCGGGCAAGGCTCGTGGCGACCAGGGGGCGGTGAGAGCAAGGCCTTTGCAAAAGACACTCCAGCTGCACCTAACACAGGTCTGGGACGTCGTTGGGTCGTCGACAAGCTCAACCGATCTTCTACGGAAAGATCACCTCTTTCCGGGGAGCTGTCAGAGTGGGGGGAAGGTCGATGGGGATGACCTGGTGAACGTGGAGATCTCGTTGGAGCGCGACGGCGGGCCGAAGGCTGACGCCTCGCGCTGCCGGGGTTACCCCCTGGCTGGTCAATCTCTCAGGGGAATGCCCGTCAAGATTGACTGATGGTACCGGAAGTACACAGTGGCTCGGAACGCCTCAGGCTAGCAAAGCGGAGACTAATAGAGCGCAAACGAACAACGAGATCTCTGAAAACTGTGCCTTCCGGCATGATTTGTTTTTAAAACAGAACACGACCAACCTCCGTTGCGCGCATGTGGTCGAAAACTAAGAGTCTATCAGCGTTAAACCTCATCCCATGGCATGCCCTCGACATCCCAAATTTCCTCTCTGTCTGGCTCTCTCGCGGGTTGGTTGGTCGGTAACGCACGCCCGTAAGGCAACTGCCGTGACAGTTGTAGTGCCGAGTAAGCCCATCGCACACCCATCATCCAAGGCGCAAACGGATCAATAACATAACCCATGAAGTTGATCGATCGCTCCGTAATGGTGATATCTAATGACTCCTCGTTCATTCTAATATTGTGTGGTACATCACGCATGATGTCCTTGTAAGCATTTATGCAGGGCCCGGCTTCCAACAGGAGAACATTTTTCCTGTAAAGATTCAGAACAAATCTAAATCCTTCCATAGTGAGGCGCTTTTCAAGCACCTTGAGACTGTGTTCTAAGGAGTCATACGTGGACCGTCGTGGGTCGGACGAGACTTGCTCCAGCTCCCGTTTGAGCTGCTCCGCCTTGGCAGATAAGTCTGCCAAAATCTCTCGAATCCATGTGAATTCATCCTTTGATCCGGGCCACTGCCATCGTCTCTCTATAGGTATCTGTAATTTTTCTGCAAACTTCATCCAACCGTAATGAGGCAGGAATCCGGAGAGGGAGAGCTGGAACTTAGAGTACAGCACTCTTAATTGTAGCACATTTGTCTTCTTCCCGCCCTCTCGTATATCCCGTGCAATTCTGGAAATGTATCCCACAACTCGCCGGATGTCTGACTGTGAGGGATACACAGCTATGGTTCCTGCCATGCTTGCAACAGGAGCTCGTAGCTGGGCCACCAGGTGCAACTCTCCATCGTCCAGCGACGACCTACATTGTAAAATCATACACACCTTAGAGTGACAACCAAGTTTACCAAGGATTTGAAGTATCAGGCGCCATTCAGGTATGTAGAACTTAAGGACGAGGACACTATTCTCTACCCCCGTTCTAATGAAGTAATTCGCAACATAATGTAGCATGTTGAGGCGCAGCTTTTCCTTATGGCGTTCCCGGGTCTTGTAACTCTCTGCATCAAGAACAATGATGTCAGACTTGAAGTATTTTTGTTCCATACGTTGGTAAGTAGCTTCGCTAGTCAAATCATTGTACTCCTCCATGTTAGATGACTGGGACAGACAAGACCCGGTTCTCGCCATGACCTCATATGCGGCATATGGTCTGGCAAAATCTCCTAATCCAGGCAAACTTATGTACACCACCTGACTCTCTTTCGCTATCGTCCCTAAGACGGCACAAGCACCTCCATAGCCGTCACCGAGCCCATAACAACGAAGACTAGGTGGCAGGTCTGTCAGGCCGATCTGCTCAAAGATGTCAGCATATTTGCTCATGGACAAATTGCCACTTCCGTAAGGACGATGCATCCACCTGGTGTCAAAAATGGCTGTCGACTGTACGCGTAAATCGTCCGGAATTCTGTGATCGGGCTCTGCAATCAGAGTGGATGCAGTGTTTTCTGGTATCGTAGTTTTAAGAACAACTTTATTGATCACTCCTCGTACACTGATACCAGGGAGACAGATGTTTTCACCTCTTGGAAGCCTAGGACGTCTAGGAACACCCTGAATTCCTTCATTCTTCAGCCGGTTTATGCATGATACCAGGTCAGTCCGTAGCACTGTGATGGTCTTTTGGGACACAATTCGCCAGAATTCCTCTCGCGCCTCGTCGAACAGGTCTGGATCCTCACTGCACGCTTCAAGAGTTCTGTTAAACTCTTCCATTGGCCATTCATTCAATTCCACCATCTTCCGTACAAACCAAGGGTGTCGGTAAAATGGTATTCGATCTACGACCATCTCTCCATCTTCCCCTAGGACTTCAATTTCCTGCACGTCATATACACGATCGAGATAATCTCTCAGAGAGTCCGTAATGATGAAAAGCGGAATCTCAAGTCTCTTATCTCCAGGAGCTTGCTTCGTGAAGGAGTACTCTGGCATGTCCTGTATCGTGCCAATCATCATTGCTCGCCGAGATATAACCTGCTGATGCGGGTCCAACCGGTCTATGTAAGGTTTAGCATCCTTATACGAGTCAAGAAGAACCTTCCACCTGAATGCAGTAATGCGGCGGCGCATACTACTATCCAGTATAAGATGCGTAGACATGTTGAGCTGGGCGATGAAAAATGTTCTACATCGTTGTGTGCTTAAGAGCCTCCAACACATAGACGCAAACACGGACGCATATGAAGCAGGGTTGTCAAACACAGGCACGGACACCTGTCTCAACATAGTTGACATAAGGCGCTGAACATCTGCGTAGCGTTCACAGGCCTGTAAGTGAGACAGTAAATGGGTCCAAGGAAACTCGGATGGGATGACAGCCACCAGCATCTCTAAGTCCTTTTCCTTATGGATGTTAAATCGCTCATGAAGATAGAAAAAGGTCTGTAATGCCACATCATTGATTAGTTGCCGAAGGGGGACCACCCGCATCTCCGCGTCGGTAATATCGGTCTTGGCCTTCTTTGTAGTGTATTGAGACATGGCCTGGTACCCCTCAGTTGTCATCACGTGCCCGGTGGTTGCTTCCTGCACTGTCTCGAAATCCCTCCATAACTTGTTGATTAAGTGTTGCGTGATGCAGGATTGAGCCTCAGTGACAGAGATTGCCCCCTCTGCATCCTCTGGACAAAAATAGTCCGATGGGTCAAATGATTCAATGTCAGCTCTCACTTCAGCCAAGGCTTTGTCTCCGATCTCCCCTAGAGAACTGAGACAGAAATCCGGTAGATCCGTGTATGGCAGAACAACAGGGGTCTCATAGATGGGTTGTCGACAATGAGTGCAGGGTGGGCTAACACCCCAGAGCTTTGTGGCCAGTGGTCTGTCTRCTCCCAACCACAATGGCATAGCCCAGACAGATACCATATGGGTGTAAACCTGCAGGAAATTCACAAGGTAGTGCTCACCAGAAGTTACATATTCTCGATGGGAGTGACTGTTCCCCTGAGCTCGAGTGTAGATATTCAGAAGTGTGTTAGGGACGATAGATGCGTTATATGCGTTAACCCGTACATGATGTTGAGTAGTTTTACCGACCTTAAGTCTTCCAGCAAAGGGAAGAACCGCTGAGAGCTCATGCTGAGTGTAGCACCGAACAAGATGCTCAGCCACTTGGTGAAGGTTACTAGACACCAACCGTCCATTGATCATTCCTGTTGTCTGCGTCCACTGTATGATTTGAGTCAGTGCTTTCAGCTTGGGCACGAGCATGTTAGCTGTTTTGAATGCTGCTTGAGGCTGCGAAAGTCCTCTCGTGGTAATGGATCCAACAAACGGAGTGTATCGCCCAACTGTAAACAGGAATGCATCCTCAGTGTAATTTCCGATGTCGAAAGACACGGAGAAGTGATTCTCACCTGTATACGCGCAGACGGGATGCGACTCCGGCCGTCCGATCAAAACTAAATGCTGCAAGGGAGGATGAGTAATGCCTTCAATTTTTCGACCCCATAAGCTCTCTCTAATCTCTTGCACCAGCTGATATGGGCAAGAAGTCTCCCATGACATAGGCAGCACGCAGTAATCCTCTCTCGGAGGCCTCTTGACAATCGCTAATCTATACGCAACTAAACGTTGTTCTGCCCGGAAACATTTTCCGAGAACTCGGTCAGCATAAAATCTCCCCCTTCCGAGAATTAAGGCCGAATATATGCTACGACCAGTCTCGAACTTCCTCATCAATTCTTGGACGAGCATGTCAGGAGTGCAGGAATACAAAGCAGAGAGTAATTTCACGTTGAACACATTCGCTTCCCATAACAGATCACAGACGTGTTTTCCGAATCGGGAGTTTGCAACCTTGAATAACTGCGAGAGTTGTGCATTTTTAGTTCGTTTCTCCACCATTTTTGAGGCCTCTTTCCTGAGTAAAGTGGTGGCAGTTGTAGGCTTAGCTAAAGGCAGCGAGTAAGGGTCAATGAGTAGTCCAACAAATGAGCGTCTCGCGTCAGCCATCTTCTGACACCAGAACTTGTACATAACGTCACCTATAGCGGGATGTGACTGTTTAAGTAATTGGGTCAGGTGAAGGAAGGGAGGCAATAAGTCTGATTCGGCTCTAACAAAGAAATTGTGCAGGTAAATCACAGGGAACCCACCCATAATGTTGGGAGTTTGAAGCAATGCAGTTAACTCATGATCACTCAGTTTGACATAGTCTTCGTGGTGAGTTAAATACTCCGCTGCCCACAAACAGGCAACAGAGTAACACGCTACAGGAGTCGGAGATGTCTTAGAGGCGCTGTGACAGTTGCTAAATGCACTGGCTACATAATCATCTGGTGTCTTTAGAAATGCATTGTTAGCTCCATATGCTTTCTGAATCTTCCTAAATGTTTGAGGTTGCTCGACATCATGCACGAAAGCGTTCTTAGAGAAGGCAAAGTAGCATTCAGATGCGTAAGAGTCCTCCTCCTTGATCTTATGGCCGAATGTCATTCCATCCATGGCAAACCGTGAGAGAATAGACTTTTTGATCTTGTCCAAGCCCTGTTCCCTCACAGCCTTAGGGGGAACCATTATGACAACTCTTAAGTCATCCCCTCTGCACAGGATGTGGTAGGGAAAATTGTATGGTTCCATGCACACCTTGACCTGGTTTATGTAAGTGTCAACCCATGTATATTGGTTCAGCCCCTCTATACCACCTAATTGGCCATCCCAGTGATACACCTCGCCCTCATCTGGCATGATCACAAAAGATTTTTCATATGCCTTCATCGTCTTAGAGAACAATTCAATGTCATACGCACAGTCCAGCACTGCACTGGCAACCGCAGCCACTGCCACATGTCGAAAATGGTTGTTCCAGCTGCTGGAGTCGATGTTCACTGTAATAGAGGAGTATCCCTGGTATGCTTTCCTCAAGTTTCGGAATCCCAACAACTTGCGACTTAACTCCACCTCTCCCAGAGTCATGGCTTGTTCCGGACAATAAGCATCCAGATATTTGCTCACGTTCCATTCTTGAACGACTCCGCGAGCTCTATCAAGTGCAGTTTTTGCCCCAAACCCTCTAGGTGACACTTTATGCTCCTTCTCTTTAGGCACCACCCTGATCACTAGGTAGTCGGCGAGAAGCTCCCACTCTCCTTCGACAAATTTCTTAATGTATCCTACATGTTTTGTCACTTCTTCCGGCCACAAGAGATAGTACAACAACAGTCGTGTTTGCTTCCAGTCCTTCTTAAAGTCAGGGTCTTTTTCCACATACTCTTTGAACACCTCCGATCGGAGCAGCGAGATGGTTCTATCTTTAACATGAGGAAGGAAGTTCTCGACCCAGTCAAATTCTAAACACCTCTCGATGTTCACATATGCGTAATCCTCGACCTTAATGGGGCCATACGTGCGTTGATGGCTAATAGAGTCAGGAGAGATGTCGTAGAATTTTGCCTGAGCAAGACTTTTGGGACACCCAGGCTCCAATGTCGTAGCTGGCCACTTCCTCTCTTTGGCGATATAATGCCTAATAAAATCCTGTTTGGCATACAACGCACTCCTGTGAATGTTTTCCAAACTCAGCTCCTTGTACTCGTGTGTTTTGTCATACAAGTCCTTAGCACCTTGTGCGACGTCGCAGAACGGGTGACCCATCACTTTGCTTAAACATCCCAACTCATGCATTAGACTAACCGGAACCGTTTGGAGCAGGTACTGGAGGGATGAGCCATTGTAAGTGTATCGAATCGACTCCTCTAGCCCGTTCGTAATATGTGTTAGGAAGGCCGAGTTGGCATCTCCTTCTTCTCGGAATAGCGTCTCTCCAATTACAATGCCTTCCAAGACTTTCGTGAGGGTGAAGAATTTCTGCTGATATCGGTCTCCAAGATTGGCTAATTCCTTCAGGAACGGAACAACGAACTCTAACGGATCGCAGCCATAAATGGACACCGGGCATGCGGCGCTGTACATGAGGATAGAGATTGTATCACACAATTTATTATGAACGAGCAACAGATAAGACCTGGGGACGAAGTAACATTTGCCCGCGTATTCAATCACTGCCGAATGTCGAGACCAAGCGCATCGCAGTTGCAGTCGATCGTTCTTCCACCATGCTCGCTCCGCTAGCCTTGCCTTCCAGTCATCTAGCTCCTCATCGGGCTTTTTCCGAAGACAAGATCTTGCTATGCGGGCTATCAGATCATCTAGGTCGTTTTTCAGTGAGAGTAGAGTCATCAATGTCGTGCAAGATCTCCATCGGGAGGTCACGTATTGGCGGTAGGGGATTGCAGGAACTTGAGTGTCCGGTGTGAGCCCCTGGTTGATCCAATGGAGCTGGCACTCTAAGACAAGACCTGAAATGTTGATCGCTCTAAGGGTGTCAGGCACATCGCGACATACTGTGGTCATATTCAGTGCTTCCCTAATAATTTTCGGATAAATGTGTTCATTCACGACCCACTCCTCTGGTGCTGGTTTGATCTTCCCTCGTACGGCCGCTGCATGGAGCACTTCCTCATCGAACGAGGGAGTCCCTTGGAGTCTGCGCGCTAAATAGGTGTTTCCGTGTGATAACCGGAGGGCAACGTCAAACTTGCTCTCGAACACAAGTTCGTGAGGAGAGAAGGACACTTGTTTTTGGGATTCCATAATTTTAGTGTAAGAAGCTACAAGGGATCAAAATTCTTTTATCGCTTCATAGGTTTTTAACCAGCTCTTGAAAGGTATCCGTGCTGGGGGTGTACGCTTAGGAGGCACGAGTTATTCTTGAGCACGCGGGGCCCAATGGTCAGGATGAGAAATCAT